CGTTTCTTGCTCTTTGATACGTGTAATTTAGCTGTTGCTTCAAACTTTTTAGCCATAAGCAAATCTACTAACTTTGCTATAAATAGTTCCTTATGAAGTACAGACAATACCTTGCTGGTGGAGAGGTTGACCCAGACGAGCCAAAGAAGAAGTTGACCCCTGATGAGGAGCGTCGCCTCGCTGCTTCGTTCGCTCGGTACAACCCAGGATACAAAGGACCATACGGACCACAGCCAGAGATGCCACTAGAACCAAACAACGTTGTATTTGATGCTATGATTGCAGCACCTGGACTCCGTGGTCTGGCGGCAGCCGTGAAGCGGCCGCCCCGTCAATGGATGAATGTACCAGAAGGAGCCGACAAAGACCTTGCTCGCGAGGTAGGCGAAATGCTGTTCGGAACAAAGCTTAGGTAATGAAGCCACAACTCGAGAAGCTCTTTCGTGAGAAGTGCACCCACCCTCACGCCAACGGAGCATATACTACGGATAAGGGTTCCGACCACGACTATATCCTCGGATACTACGCTAGTGAGTTTGAAGGCAAGCAGGACAGCGTAACCGATGTACTGGAGATTGGGGTAATGAGTGGTGGTAGCCTAATGCTATGGCATCACTACTTCAACAGCGCCAACATCGAAGGCATCGACGTATACGAGAACACCATCAAGAACTACGAATCAATTCGTGGCGATAAGGAGTTCCCACGTATCACCATCCACATCGCTGATGCGTACGACCCACAGGTGTGCAGCTCGCTGTTCGCCAATGGCAAGTACGACTACATCATTGACGACGGACCACACTCGCTCCAGAGCATGAAGGACGCTATTAGTCTTTACATGCCAAAGCTAAAGAAGGGCGGCAAGCTGGTGATTGAAGACGTGCAGGACTACAAGTGGTTCGAGCAGCTAGCACATCACGCAGACTCTCTTGGTTACCATCAGCACACTATCTTTGACATGCGTAAGAACAAGAATCGTTCTGATGATATGATTTTTGAACTAGTGAACAATGGAACTGAAAAAGCTTAATAAGACCGTCAAGATGGAAGCACCAAAGGGATACCATTGGATGCTTGAGAAAGGACGGTACTACCTTATGGCTGGCGACTACAAGCCGCACACTGGTGCCGTTAAGGAAGCAGAGTTCCGTATGGTGTCACACGCTCCAGCAAAAGGAAAGGCCGAGCAGGCTATGAATCTTGCTCGTCAGGCAAAGAAGCCCTAAAGGGTTCTTCTCCCCGCATGCGGCGTAGCATCGTAGCCACAAACAATCTACCCTTCTGGGACAACGCATAGCGTACCCGGTAGTTGAACTTGTTCTCCTCACGGAAGAACTGGTCCACTACATCCTTGCGGGGTGTCAATTTGTCAAAGTGTTTATATAGGTATCCTTCGTTTGCCAGCTTGAACACCAGACGCTCACGAAGTTGCTTCTGGCTTTTGCCCATGGCCTTGCTAACATAGGAGATGGTAAAGAACTCAAGGTCGTAGATAAATAGAAGAAAGTCCACCTCTGCTTTACCAAGACCATAGATTGCCTTCGCATCCCTGTACATGAAGTGCGTATACCTAAGGAAGTTATCCTTGAGGAACTTGCTGTCCATCATGGAGAACTCCCTGAATAATCTCTTTCGGCTAACCCTACTTTTCGGCATATCAGTATCTTTGTTTCAAAAGTAATACCATGGGAAGCCTTAGCGGTAATAAAATCAAGGATACGTTTTCGCTGTTGCTGAAAATGTCAAGCTCTAGTGCCTCTTCTTCGGAGCAAATCGTAGAGGACGGAGCAGGCAACTCAACAGCGCTGAAGCTATCTACCGACACAGTGGAGACAACTGGTGACCTGAAGATTTCAGGAACACCGACCGTATCTACCAGCGATGTAAAAGCACTAATGCTTAGCTCCACAGGAGTTATCGTAACCAGAGACCTTAGTGTATCACCAATCGGGTCTGCATCTGTAACAGCGAACTCTCCGCTTACTGCAAGCGGCAGCACCGTAGGTGTGCTGCCTGCTAGTTCACTTAACCAACTTACTGCCGGTGCAACACTCACGTCAGACAAGTTGCTTATATGGGACGAGAGCGCATCAGAGTACAAGTACATTACTACCTCTGACCTGAGCACCTTCTCTAACGCACAGAACACCTTTGAACCCACCGTATTCGTCGGTCGCCCTCAGGCTTCAGCCTCGATTACTGAGTCATACCGACTTCAGTTTGCCGAGGTTTACGATGAGCTTGCTACAGGAGCAGTTACCTTAGCAACATCATGTGTTGCGTTTGGAAATGCTTCATCTGACATTGCCCTCACCACAACGTTTGTTGCTCGTGATGGATTCAGGGCCAACAGCACTGGAACCTACGATGTCAACATCTGTCTCGAACTGCTATCTGGCGGAAACCATCTTGCTACCGCATCGCTCGTTCGGCAATCTGGTGACGTTATCGAGACCACCTCAATAAAGAGTGTCGCCGCCGGAACACAATCTGTGACCCTATCAAAAGCAATCTATATGGTTGATGGTGATATATTTTACGTGGTGGTGTTTGCGAACTCATCAGCAGTATCAGTCACAACAGATTCTTCGGTGACAATCACTAAATTTGGGTGACGGTAACTAAAGAACCTCACCCCTATGGATTCAAAGCAAAGAGCAGAAGTCTTCATTGTCGTCAAGCAAAAGCTTGAAGAGATAATGGAGCTCATCCACGAAACGAGTCCAGAAGGTGAGTACTTGGCCAGCTACTGCTTTGGCCTACCAGTCCGAGAAGATGACGACAATACGTACGAATTCTTTGCGGGCTACACTGCGGAAACTCCAGAGGAGATAAACGCAATGCTCGGAACCGTTGTCAACTTCTATGAAGCCAATCAGGAGGACGGCGACGATACGAGCGACATTGATTACTGGTTAAACCTCAACTAACAAAAACTATGGCAACTACCAAGAGCGACTTCGAGTCGTGGATTAACGATTTGGAAACTACTACCCAACCCACGTGCAGCATCGATAACCCAGAAGGATGCGACTCGTGCGGTAGTTAGTAGAGCTGCCGTAGAGTATAATGAATTGAAATGGAACTAATTAGAAAGATTATTATTGGACAGAATCCCAAGGACGCTATGGCCTACTTCGTAGGTCAGAAAGCCGGGGAATCAGTTGTTGACTCAATTGTACTAGACGAACGTATCTTTGCTAAGCATGGTATTCGTCGGTACCTTGTGTATATCTTCAACGACAAAAGCGGCATCATGCTGTGGAAGACCGTTGACGACATGCCCTGCTTAATTGAACACGACTGTGATTTTGAATGAAACCAATTAGATACTTTATCGTAAAGGTACCCAAGGCTGTCAAGGACACCATTGAGGTTGCCGGTAAAGAGATGTACCTCGATACTCGGTTCAACGAGTTTCAGCACCGAGCATTCGAGGGAGAAGTTGTAGGCGTACCAGAGAAGTACGACACTGGTGTGAAGGTTGGCGATACGCTATACTTTCACCACCATGTAGTTCTCGGCGGAAACCACATGGTCTATGGTAACCATCAGCTAACAGCGGCCACTGACCGCAAGGGGCAGTTCATCTTTGGAAACGATGACCTATACTATGTTCGCTGGGATGGGGGCTACGACCCTCACACCTGTCAGGCTTATGCACATAAGGATTCAGTTACCGGAGAGGTGCGCCTCATTGGTGACTGGACATTCCTTACCCCAGCCCCAGAGGAGGGCGAACTAAAAAGCGAATTGCTTGAGATAGTACAGAACAAAAAGACGTACAACCAGTACGGCTTTGTTCGCTATCCGTCTGCCAAGCTTGAGGAGCTTGGCCTCAAGCCAGGCGACAAAGTGTACATCCAGAAGAACGCTGACTACGAAATGGAAATCGACGGAGAGAAACTCTACCGCGTACTAATTGGTCACATCTATGCGAAAGTCGAATAAGGGTTACGACAACGTACAGACTGCTCAGCGTTTGATGGAGGCGATGCAAATCGCTATCGAGAATATGATTCTTGAGATACAAAAGCCTGTGGACCAAGAGCTTAGCGGCTCTCAGCGCAAGGCGGAACTCCAGTCAATCAAGCAAACCGCTGTTGATGCCAAGGAGCTTATCATTGAGAGAGAGCGCTTGGAGCAGCTTATCAAAACCCTTAGCGACAACGATGAGATTAAAGAAGACCGAGACTACTCAGGAGGATTCGCAGAGCAATTCTCAAAATGATGAGTGGGTCTTTATCTACTGGGACTGATGGCAGGATTGGTTGAAATAGAAGACGAGGTAGTCGTCAATATATGCCCCGACGGCAGCGCCGGAGAGATAGTGGTATATGGCGACCTACCTATCCAGCTTCCAAAGCAACCAAAGAAAACCGACATCCTTTTCCACGACAAGCCTAAGGCTGAGCAGATGTGGGTACGCCCAGAGATGCCAGAAGAGCTTAGGCGCATTGCATCCATGGAAGACTGGATGACAATGCCTGACACATTTAGAAAGAAATACACACCTTACATCCAACAAGAGTATGACCGCAGACGCAACGGGCTTTGGTTCTTTAACAACGGACTACCAACTTACATCACCGGAAACCATTACTTTTTTCTCCAGTGGGCAAAGATTGACGTGGGTTACCCATCCTACTTGGAGTTTCAACGTGAGCTATTCATACACCTAGAGGCGTGCAGCGTAGACCCACGCTCACTGGGCCAGGTGTACGTTAAGTGTCGTCGTTCTGGATACACCAATATGAGTGCGTCGACGTTGATAAACGAGGCGACGCAGGTAAAGGAAAAGTTACTTGGCATTATGTCCAAGACAGGTTCCGATGCTCAGGAGAACATCTTCATGAAGAAGGTGGTCCCCATATACAGGTCGCTTCCGTTCTTCTTCAAGCCCATTCAGGATGGTACCACCAACCCACGTATGGAGCTTGCATTCCGGGAACCATCAAAGCGAATCACCAAGAACAACAAGACATCACAGAAGGGAGAAGCACTCAATACGGTAATCAACTGGAAGAACACAACCAACAACGCATACGACGGTGAGAAGCTCCACATCCTGTATCTCGATGAGGCAGGCAAGTGGGAGAAGCCAACGGACATTAGAGAGTCGTGGCGCATCCACCGGACATGTCTTCTGGTGGGTCGTAAGATTGTAGGTAAGGCGATGGTTGGGTCCACCGTGAATCCACTCGATAGAGGTGGAAGACAGTTCCGTGATTTGTTTGACTCAAGCAACCCGAACGAACGCAATGATAACGGAAGAACCAAGAGTGGATTATATTCTATATTCATTCCAGCGTATGATGCGCTAGAGGGATTCTTTGATAGGTTTGGATGTCCCGTTGTTGAAGACCCAGAGTTACCAATTATTGGTATAGAAGGAGAAAGCATTACCAAAGGCGCAAAGACCTTTCTCAAGAATGAACGAAGGGCTTTGGTTGATGACTCATACGAACTCAACGAAGTAATCCGTCAGTTCCCATTTACAACAGCGGAGGCGTTCCGAGATAGCTCAAAGACATCGCTGTTCAATGTGCAGAAGATATACGAACAGATTCAGTACAACCAAGAACTGTATCCCTCTCCAATTGTCTTAGGCAACTTCGTGTGGAGAGATGGAGTTCAGGACACAGAGGTTGTATTTGTACCAGACCCCAACGGCAGATGGAGGGTGGCTTGGATGCCACCCGTCGACATGCGCAATAAGACAAAGCCAGAGAACAACTGGCTGGGTGTAGGCGGTGTTGACTCCTACGATATTGATTCTACCGTTGATGGTCGCGGCTCTAAGGGCGCGTGCCATCTATACAACAAGTTCAACATGCAGCACCCGTCGAACATGTTTGTCGCGGAGTACGCATCACGTCCACCGCTTGCTAAGATATTCTACGAGGACGTACTGATGGCCGCAAGGTTCTACGGATACCCAATCCTTATAGAGAACAACAAGTACGGAATCGCTCGCCACTTTGAGGCAAGAGGATACGACCACTTTCTTCTCGACAGACCAGAGCACATCGGTTCAGTGATGGGCTCCAAGACAAAGACTAAGGGAATCCCATCTAACTCGCAGGATGTAATCCATGCGCACGCCCAGGCCATTGAATCATTTGTACACAGCCACGTGGGATTAAATGAACAAACACTCGAGTACGGTAAGATGTACTTCGAGCGCACACTTGAAGATTGGATTAACTTCAAGATAGACGACAGAACCAAGTATGACTTGGCTATATCCAGCGGTTTAGCCCTGCTTGCGGCGCAGGGTGCGAAGCCAGAAAAACCACGCGTAGACTTCAACGTGAAGAAATTCTTCCGCAAGGGTCAGATAATTCTACGCCAATAAATCGAAGTATATTTGCCGTATAGCCCTTTATTATGGACAATCAATACATTACGGGACAATCATCATTTCCAGACCCACTAGCAAGTGCGGAAGAAAAGATGTGTGTTCCCTACGGCTTGCAGTACGCTAAAGCGCTGTATGCCCAGTGGGTTGGTAGCGATTACCAGAACTCACTGTATGGTCGTCGCAACACCGAGTTTATGCGGTGCCGTGATTATGCTCAGGGCACACAAGACACGTCTATCTACAGACAGATTCTCAACTCACTTGACAACAACAATGGTGACGGCACGCTGCTCACGCTGGACTACACTCCGGTTCCCATTGTCCCGAAGTTTGTAAAGATTGTAGTA